TTCAGTCGCAGCACCAGCAGCAGAATTATAAGTAGTACCTTTTGCAAACTCAGAACCGTAAACTAATAGTGTACCAGTATTACCTTCGCCAAGGCTAGTAATATCAGCAACACCGTAAGGCTCTACAGAAAGAACATCAGTATCAACTCTTACAACTAAACACTTAAGCACAGCAGCTGTAGTAGCTACGATAATAGTATCGTTAACTCTCACACCGTGAGAACCTGAAGTATAAGTAGCACCAGTGTCAATGTGATCAGTAATGGTTATTTCACCACCGTTAGTAGAACCACCACCATCGTCAACGTCAGTAATTGAACATGTGTACGATAAGTGAAGACGACCTTGCTCAGACCAAACAACTTGATCAGCAGTCATTGATTCTTCAGCTCCTACTTGTGATAGGAAACCTGAAATTGTGCGAGGTCCAAAAACCTCAGCTTCTTGCTCCATTAAATCTGGAACATATTGTTGCGCCCAGCCTTGGTTTGCTGTAGACGCTAAATCTAGGTAGTTTGAAGCAGTAGCTTGCTGGATTGATCCAGGCGTACTGTTTAACAAACCACCAGGGTTTGAAATTGCCATAATTTTAAATTTTAAGCGTTAAATAAATTATTTTCTTTTAATTTTAAACTTAAAGTCTTTAGAGTTGTTCCCCAAAACTTTAACTTTAACACCACCAACATCAATACTACCATGAGTTTGATTTGGTGTCATGTCTACGTTCTTAGCTTTAGCAACGCTGTCTTTTAAAGCGTCAGCTTTACCTTGTTCGTAGAAGTGTTTTGCAACAGCATCCGCGTTCATAGCTGTGTAAAGTGATTTGTGATAATCCTTAGCGTTGTTTATCGTACCATCTTCGTTTAGAAACTTTCCTATGAAGTTGTTGATGTCGCTTTGGGTTTGCTTCACTTTTTCAGCGTTGTTGACATTAAACCTGTACTTCTTATCACCGACACTGTATTCAAAACCTTTGAATTTATCGTTAAATAAGTTTTCAGTTTTTTTGTCAAATATAGACTTGGCTGCTTTTGCTTTCGCCTGAGTCTCTTCAGACTCTTTGTTATAGCGATTGAAAAAATTAACTGCCTTCTGCTGCTCTTCAGTGAGCTTGCTTCCAGCTTTAATTTCATCATAATATTTAGACTTTTGCCCGTCTAGGTAGGCTTTAGCCTCGGCAACTTGCTCTTTTAAGGCTATTTTCTTTCTTCTAATATCTTTTTCATCATCTAGCTCTTCGTCAAAAGAAAAGTTTTCTTCCATTAAAAACGATCTCTCTTCTGCGTCAAGATGAGGTTTTGTTAATTTATAGTATTCTTGCAATGCTGTTAGATTATCCATCTTATCATAATCTTGGTTTAACATCACGTAATCCTCTAAGCTTCCACCTGTATCTTCTACAAAGTCTACTAACTTTTGAATATTCTCAGGTAGAGGTTTACCAGTAGCTTGAGCTTCTACTATAGCTTCTTCAACTTTTTCTTCAAGCTCTTCTATTTCTTCTGTTACTTCTTCAAGAGTGGGTTGGTCATCTTGAACCCCTTCTTCTCCGGCAACTTCTTCAATTGCTGCTTCGACGTTTTCTTCACGTACTTCTTTGCTAGTTTCGGATTCGTTGCGAACAGGTACCTCATCTGTGCTTTGCTCTGTAGTGGCATCTTCTTCTTGTGTTACTGGTTTACTTAAATCTACTTTTATAACGTTATCGTTACCTGCAGATTCAAATTTACTTTCGTCAACTTTATGAGTTGTTTGCTCAACTTGTTGAGTTTCTTCAACATTGTCTAATTCTTGTTCCATAATATAAAATATAAAAAATTAAGTGTTTTACTTAGGTTCAAAGCTACCTAAGTTGAATCCACCACCGAGTATATCATTACCGGCAGACTCAAACTTTTTAGGTGCTCCACCTGTTTTTCTTTGCTCTATAAGTTCGCTTTGCTGTGAGGCTTGTATTTTGGTTCTTTCATCCTTGCGATCTTCTTTTTCTTTTTCTCTAGACTTTTGACCTTCAACTTCTACACCTTTTAACTGCATGTTGTATTGAAACTCTAAAGCCATGAGCTGTTTCTTAAGCTCTGCTTCAGCTTGCATTTTCTGCATATCTATTTCAACTTGAGCTTGAGCTAATTGAGCTTTCTGCATTGTTATTGCTTGATTCTTCTGAACTTCAGCTTGAGCAGCAACCTGTTGAGCTTGAGCGTTAGCGTTAGCCTGTGCTTGTATGTTTTGCTGCTGCATCATTTGATCTCTTTGTAGCTTTTTGTTTCTACGAAGCTTAAGCATTTGATTAGCTAGCTTTATATTTTTTATTTCTCTAAGATCAATAGCATCTGACAGCTCTATAAGATTTGCTTGTAATGCAACTTGTATATTGTTTTCTAGCTTAGCTTTTTCTTCTTCATCTGGCATAAGATGTATAAATATACCAAAATCGTACAAGTGTAATTCTTTTAGCTCTTCTAAAACAGCAGTGCTATGAGATCCTATAGAATTTATAAAAGCATCTCTTGTTGGAGAATACTCTAATATATCTGATATTCTTAATGATAACAACTCAGCTGTTTGAGCAGTTAAATATAAACCAGCGTTTAATATGTGTCTAGTAGCCGTGTTACTGTTTGCGGCAGCTAGTTTTTGAATACCTACTAAAGCGTTTTTGTCAGGTGTACTACCGTCTCTAGCTTCGTTAAGCCCGGTAACATCACGTATCATTTGTAGATAATAGTTGTAAGTCTGTATTAAGCTTTGCATTTTAGCACCACCGTTACCGCTAGCTATTTCTTGAATAGGTACTCTTCCAGGATTACCTTCACCGAGCTCATTCATTGATCTACCAATAATAGAACCTGTTTGGAAAAACATGTTTAAAGCCTCTTGTGGATTATAGTTTGTTCCGTTTCCAAGATCAACTTCAGCTAAACCATCAGCGTCTAAGTAAACTCCGTCTGGAACCATCCTAGCCATAACTTGCTGCAGCTTTAAATGCGTAAGCTGTATCATATCTGCAAATCCTGTGATACGACTAACTAGGCTTTCTATTCTACCGTCATACATCTTGGGAGCTACTATAGCGTAGTTCATTTTTACTTTAGTGTAATCACTCTTTGGACGCATCATGTTTTTACACATTTCCCATCGCAAAAGTTTGTCTGTACCTAAAATTAAAGCACCGTCATAAAGTGTTTCTACAGATCTTTGTAGTCTCATGAAACTTCCTTGCTTATCTTCTGGTGGATTAAATGTATCATCTTTAGATATAGCTCGATCACCGCCTGTGCCAGTTTCTTTTACTTTATAAACTTCGTTCATGTAAGTTTTGTAGTTAAAGTACAAAACAGACACTACATTTAAATCTTGATCTCCACCTGAAACAGAGTAGGTTTCTCTGTAGTTGTAGTTTTGCTTAGATATTTCTTCTAAGTCTTGTTCTGTTAAGCTTGGAAACTGTTTAGCTAGCTCGTTGATAGGTATGTTTTTAACTTCTCCTACATAATAAATGTCATCAAAATATGGAGACTCAGTATGAGAATATACCAAGTTAGCAGGGTTAACATAGTCAACAACAACACCTTCTGAAGTGTTAAAAGATGTTTTGACTGCACCTATACCTATTTCAGTTATGTCTTGATAAAACCTTCTTTTTATAAGCTCGTAATTACTACCTTCCATCAAAACGTTTAGCGCCTGCTCTTCAGCTATTTCAGCTGCTTGCTTGTAAGTTAGCTGCATGTGAAGCTCAAACTCTTCAACACTATCTGGTAGTTGATCTCTGTCGTTTTTGTAAGCGTCTATACCAAAACTTCTCTCTATATAGTCGTTTAACTGCTTTGATCTTAAATCTGACAGTATAGACTCCATATACTCTGTTCTTTTAGAAACTCCATACGGATCTTGAGAGTGTGCTTTTATATCATAAGTTCTTTGTGATAAACCGTTAACAACAATATCTACAAACTTAGGTATAATAGGCACTGGCTTCCAGTCTAAGTTTAAATAAGACAAGTCGCCATCTATAGATAACTCATCTTTGTATTTTTGAATAGGCTGCTCTCCTCTAGCATAAAGTCTAAGTCTGTGAAAGTTTGCCTGCGTGTTTTTATATCTATTAACTCCAATTTGTTGGTCGTTACTAAACCATTCATGCTCTATAGCTTTGGCTATTTTTAGACCATACTCGTAGCTTATTTTTTCTAAATCACTAACCGCTTGACTTGGAAATCTACTTTTTATACCTCTATTACCGGCCATATTTATACTTTAATTATTCTTGACGTATTGCCTTTGTTATCAT